TATTTTTAGATAAAAATGATCTTTCGGAACTAACCCAGATTACCGGCACTTTTTTCCACCCTTCATTCGTTGTAGAACGATTGTTCATCTTATCATTAATAAAGTCAAAAAGAGCAAAATCAATTGTTTCTAACGTTGATGGTTGTATTTCATAAACTTCACTTGGCATTAAAAGTCCCCTGTCGTGCTTTTATGCACTTTGCCTCTATCGTCATTCTGTGTTCTATTTGACCAAACATTTGTTTTGGTTCATTTAATTGAACTATTTCGTAAAAAGTCTCACCATATTTTACAAAATCACCTTCTCTTACAAACAAATCTTGATCTTCTGTTAATCTTCTCTTGTGAAAGTGAATCACGATAGATGGTCTACGGTCTATACCTAGATTGGTTGTTTGTGTCTCAAAACCCTCCCACATTATAAGAGCATACACCCTAACTGGTGGTAGAAATGTTTTTTCTATCGCTTCTCCGTAAAGAGGATGAAAATTTGTATACTCCATGCTAATTGGATAATAAAATATTCCTTGACCAATTACACGTTCAATAAGTTCATCATTAACTTGTTTTACAAAGTCCCTTTCTTTCTCTCCTAAAAATAAAGGAGGAGGTGGAGCATCTGGCTGTGTCCATTCATTTTCTTTATCAGACATTCATCTACCCCACAAAAATCCGCATCGGAATTCTTTCTTGAACTTTGTTCACTGCATCCGTGAGTTCTACATCTGTTTGAGCTATCTTTGCATAAGTTAATTCATCCAGAATTGTTTTCAACTCCTCGCGTAGTTTTTCCTGCTCTGCTTGACCCTGAGAGATTAATGCAGGACCATCGAGAGTCACGCTATCCCCTGGTATTGGGATCGTATTTATTTTAGATCGAATATTGCCTAAAGTTTCTTTTGATAAAGCAAGAGCAAAACGCCTAATCCATTGCTTACCTATAGAGTTAATAGACTGATATGGTGTGTTTTCAAATGGTAATGTGTTAACGTTGTTTATACCATCAACACCATTCTCTGCTGACCCCTGCTCTTTCCATGGAGTATCGCTATCAATAAAAAATTCAACGTACATCGTCTTTGGGCTAACTGTAACAGTTTCTGGAAAGATTCTCAACTTATTATCTTTTATTTCAAAGCTGTAGTGGCTGTTTCTTGTGTATATTGCGTCTTCAAATGCCATAGCTTGTGATTTATTTTGCCACGTAGGGACAAGCTGAAAGGTGCTATCGTCAGCATATTGACCATAACTAGCTAAGTCACCCACGGTATTTAACCCTCCATAGTAACCAAAAAATCTCCACATCGCTTGTGGTGTCTTGTAATAAACTTTTGTTACGTTAATTCTGCTGTCACCAACAATGTTATAATATGGTACAGCTGTGTCTGTGGCTGCAGAAGAAGAAACAATTTGCTGCAAATCATAGTCTTGTTGGTTAACCACGGTGTCAAAAGATGCAGAATAAATTGGTGTTATACCTCCAATACCAGCTTCTGTGGAGTATCCGTGACCTACGCGTCGGGCATACTCAAACTTAAACTTTGGAAATTTTAACGCAACATCATCTAGATCCGTCTGCCCTGGCTGTAATTGACCCTCTTCATCGAAAGATCCAGTTTTGGCACCTAAAAGATCACCAATAGAGTTCTTTGCTTGGTGTATATTGAGAAGATAAGAATACTCTAAAACTGATTCTTGATATGCAGAAAAAACTTGTTCTTTTGTTAATTCAACATCTAAGACGTCACCACCTAGTTTATGAAAAGTATACGCTACTTGATCAGCTGCACCGGACATAAAGAATCTATCAACGGGATCTGTATAGACACTAAATGGGAAAACAAAATTTTCTGCATCTACTGGTGAACTGCCAGTAGGCAATATAACCTTACTTATTTGTGAAGTTGGCGTTAGTGTGGGTTCAGACATTTATGGATCTCCTCTTTATAAATAGTAGGAGAAGGTCTAAATAGCTTTGTCTGTTGTTGGTTTAGTTTTTTTGACTTTCTTCTTTGTTTTGTTTTTGGATTTAATCTTGGGTGTCACTTTTTTAGTAGCCGTTTTTTTAACCTTTGTTACAATTTTATTTTGCGTTTCAACAACGGGCTCTGGTTTAACTTGAACTTTTGTCTCTTCAATTGGTTCATTGAGCACTGTTATAGCTTCACTTTCATTGGGCTGTTTTTGATTGTTAATATATTTTAATACTGGGTGGTTAGAGTGTTTATGTATAAATTTACCGGTTTTCTTAATTAATCTTCTTTTCTTGCCCACAATAAAACTCCTATTTTGTATAAATAGTTGTTTTTATATAAAAAAACTCCCAACCAATAAAGGAAGGGAGTTTATGATAAATATTTAAACCTTATTAATTGGCTAAGCCAGTAACCGAAGAAGCCGGTGTTCCCGAAGTTGTTGCGTGAACAGTGGCGACCCACTTACCATCTTCAACACAAGTAAGAGTACAAGTGCTGCCTGCACCGCCTCCGGTTGCAGTACCATTAGCTTGAAAATGTACCTTGTCTACGCCTGATCCGTGATTAACACTTTGTGCGCTAACTTTGTCTTTATCTCCAGTTTTGACCAGAAAATAAGAGCCATGAATTTTATCACTACTTTGGCTAATAATAGTATGGGCGGCATCGGCGCCTTTCTCAATTACAAAATCAAAATGCATTCCAACAGTAGCATCTGGAAGTGTGATGTGGTGTGTCGACCCTAGTGTCCAATAAACCTTCGCTCCGGATTCTCCTTCCGTCAATGTTCTAGTTCCACTTACGCGAATAACCTGTGGAAGCTTAAACTTCAATTGATTAACGTTCTCGTTGATTAGACTCTTTACGCGAGCCATTCCTACTCTTTTTGTTCCCATGTTAAAAACCCTCCATTTATAATCGTGTCACCGCATCGCTGCAGCCGTGCTTTTATTTGCACGCAATAACTTAGGATGAACCCTTATTGGTTCAATAATAAATAGTCTGNTTAACAAACAAAAAACCCCATGTCTCAAAAGAAACACGGGGTCAGGTTTGTTTTAAACTATTTTAGTTTAAATTAAGCTTACGATGTTGCACCTGCCTCACCAGTGAGTCCGCGACAAATGACTAGACCGTACATATCTGGTCGAACCATTTTCTTCGCGTAGCGAGTCATAACACCCTTACGTGGTACGAAGTCTTCCACACCGAAAATGGTAGGAGTGACCTGTAGTGGCACGTATGGAGCGTATACATAACCGCTCTCTAGGAAAGAACCACCCTTACGTCCAACGAGGATAAGGTTACGTGGGAAGTAAGGATCAACGTATACATCATAACGCTTGCTCAATGTACCAACCTGGTGAGTACCAGCAGTGCCAGTAGCATCATCATGGGTTACATTAGCACGGAAACCGGCTGTGAACTCAAGAATGTTAGCAACCTCTGGGGAAGTAACAAGGAAGTTCGCACCGCCTCGTAGAGTCTTACGATGAATATTAGCAGACACATCATTGATGGTCTCGCCAAGAGTCTCGTACCACTCAGAAACAGTACCAGTGAAATCTGGAGCAGCAGAGCTAGCACCAATCTCTTTACCAGTTTTTCTTTCAACAAAAAGACCTGGGCTACGTGACCAGTAGTATACAGCAGCTTGGGCACCTTTTACAAGATCCTCAACGATCTCTCGATCAATCTCAAGAGCAATCTGCTCAGAGAGAATTGAAGTAAGCTCGACCTCTGCGTCAAGGTTGTGGTATGCGTTTAGGTCTTGACCTAATTCTGGTGTCCACTTTGCCTTGAGCTTTTTGGTGACTGCAGTTACCGACAAGGAATCAACTTTGAGGTTGATCTCTGGAATGTCGACATTATTTTCTAGACCCCAGCTTGGATCAGACGTTGAACCAACAACAGAACCTAAAGCAGCACTACCGGTAAAGTTATCAACTGTTGCAAATGATGCTGTTAGCTTATTGGCAACAACCGGAGTTTCCAAAGATTCTGAAAGTATAGTAGGAGTATCCGTGTCAGTTGCGAGAACGAATAACAATTTACTTGACGTTCGATCTGGTGCGTCACCTTCTGAACTAGAAAACTGAGTTAGACGACGTAGTTGGGTACCACTAACCTCAGTAGCAGCAACGGCACCACCAATATTTTCAATGGTAAAAGATACTAAGTCATCTCTATTTAACCCTACTAAGTCCGTATCAATTAGCACTTCAGCGATAACGTAACTTGTCGAGCCAGAAACAAGTGCTGGGTCATAACGAAGAACAGAAAGAGCATGTGCTTCAGTCATTGATCCACCATCGTATCCTGGATACGTACCGGAAGCAACAATTGTTGCATCAACATCCGTGTTGGAACCGGTTGCGGAAGAATAACCATTAGTCAAGTTGTAAAACTGACCAGCTGACGTGCCAAATTCACCTTCCAAATCAACACCGCCTGTAAGCTGTGCACCGACTTTTCCACCTCCATAGACTGATTCACCAACAGCAAAATCTAATCTTGCATCGTCATCGGCTTCCGCACTAGTAATGCCACCGAAAGTGAAGTCTAGGAAGAAAATAAGACCAGATGGAAGCGACATTGGCTGAACGCTAACAAGGTCATTTGCAATAAGACCACCGAATACACGACGGACAATTGGGAATGCAACAGCAGCGAAACCTTCTACGTCGCCACCGCTCATGGTTGAAGCTGCCTCTTTTAGAAGCTGCTTTGCTTGGTTCTCAAGAAGACGAGCCATGTTGTTCTTGTCAACGTCGCCTTTAAGACCCTCTAGAAGACCGGTCTGCTCCCACTTATTGAGGAGTGCCGCACCTTCCTTACGCATGTCGCGATTAACGACACCTTCTGTAAGTTTTT